ATAGCCACCACCACCAAAAGCATTGGCTCGTTGGATTTTCACCGTGCCTTTCTCGTTCTTGGTGTACTCCACATCTTCACCTACGGCATAGGGTGGGGTCTGTGATTTGGCAAAGGCAGTACCGAAGTCGCCATTGTCGAAGCGAACCTCAAGCTTGAATAAATCTTGCCATTGGCCTGTCGGGGTGATTGAAATAATTTTTGACATAATAGATTGGTTTTAGATAAATAGAATTGATTGCTGCTCCAGAACATCAATACGAGCTTGAAGCTCTTGTATCTTGTTTTGAAGTGCTTGGATTTGTGCTTGTTGCACTTGCACCATCTCGGTGTAAACGTCTGAACTGAAGGATAAAGTCATAACTGATTGGTTTTAAGTTATACAAATATACAAAACTATTCCGATACAACCATACCCGTGAAGGTAATTTCTGCCGTGTCTTTTGTAATTGTCGTATCGTGAACCATCTTTAGAGACTTCACATATTTGCGTGAGTCATCCTTCACGCCTCCCCAAGTCTTAAATGCATCCAGAGCAAACTTTACCGCCATAATGGCATTGTCGATATCGTATCGGTAATTCACCCGGCAGAGGATATGTACATCCGTTATCTGCTGCAGATCATACTTCTCAAGTTGCGACATTACTTCCCTTGATGTCAACTCCTTTGCCTTTACCCGGGCAGTCCAATGCCTTGATGCATAAAATGCATTTAAGCTTGGAACCTTCCCGACTACAATCTTGTAGCTTAGTTGTCTGGGATCAAGTATCCGCATTGGATGGCGAAGTGCAGGTCGATCTTAGCGATCTCACCCAGTAGCTCTTGTTCTTTGTACTTCGCCTGTTGGCGAGCATTGTATGAGGCTTCGCAGTTAGACATCAGCGTAGCGCATTCCTCAAGGATGAAGTCTATCTTCCGTCTTTTAGCAGGGTTAGTATAGTACTGCATACTTAGCTGTTGTTGTTTGGCTTCCTTCGCTTTCTGATCGTTGCTCATCTTGTCGTTCAAGTTCAAATTGTAGGTGAGCGATAGCCTTCCGGATATCGTCACAGATAGGGTTGTTGGGCTTCTTGCCCGCTCTCATTAGGTACGTGAGAGCCGTACCCAGATTATAATTGTCCGGTTGGAAGTCCATTACAACATCCTTTGCCTCGATCTTCAACGTCTTGCCGATGTAGTACTTTGGTGTCATTGGTCAAAGGTACATCGTCCCAGTAAATAAAAATATGGTCATTCATAGAATTATTTATTAACAAAAGTTGCGTATGTCAATTTTATTTCTTTTTTTATAAAAGTTAAGTTAGTTAGTTAACTTAATCAACTTACAAGTTAACTTAAGTTAGTAGTTAGTCAACTTACAACTTGTCCAACTAACTTAAAAGAAAAAGAAACTAAATAAAGAAAAAGAATAGAATCTTTGATTTGCGGGCTTCAAATGCCTCAAGGTAGGCAACTATACCAATTTGGTATTTGAGTTCGTTAGAAGCGATGCTACGCTACTCTACGAGCTTGTCTATCCACTTCTTGATGAAGTACGCAGCAACGAGGATAAGTCCAAGCATAACTGCAGCACCTTCAAAAGTCCATCCCCTCTGCTTCCTCTCCTTCGTAAGGATCTTGGTCTGAGTCACCCGGATGGTATCGGGCAAGCACGTTGCTTCAACGAATACCTTTCGGTCGATGTACTGGAGCTGCAGACGTACCTTGTCTTGGTAGATGGTCGTGTCCTTGTAGAGTTCCAGCGTGTCGGTTAGATACTTTGTCTTGGTTACAATTACCGTGTCCCTTACAACTACACTCTCGAGGACTGGTTTCACAGAAGCGCAACTGCTAAGAGCCGCAAGAGTCGCAGTCAGCAGGATTGTCCAAATTGCAAGTCGGTTGGGGTTTAGTTTCGAGTTCATTGAGCCAGTTATCAAAAGTTGAAGTACTTGGTTTTGCCATTATGTTTAATTGCTTTTAAGATTTGTTTGCGATTCTTGGTATTAGAATAACTCACGTGCACCCAACTTGGCGCTTTGTCCGTGCCGAATTCCCAGATAAGCTGATCAAAGTCTAAATTCTCCCGGATCCAATTAAAAAGAACCTCGTTACCTCCATCATACTTTATATCAGCAGCTTGAGCCTGCACGTGCTGCGAGGTCTTCGCTCCCCCTACTTTGCTATTCACCGCAGGGCTGCGGTATGCACTTGTTACTTTCACCGCACCCAAGGCATCTCTCGTGGGTTGTAAGACGTTTTCTGCAAGGCTGCGGAGGTTTCCCTCCAGATGCTTGGGTAAAGCGTTAGGAAGCCCTGTTTTGGTGGCAGTCAGTTCTGCGAGGGTAAAGTTCTTGGTCACGTTTTTAATATCAAAAGTTGTCGGTTTTACACATTATGCTCATTTGAGTTTACACTTTGCATTTTTTGCATATTGCTTAATGTGCCTTTAATTGCACAATTTGTAGTCATAATGTACATTAAAACGTACATTAACAGGTAAAGCGCCACTCAATGCACGATAAAGGGTTCATCTATATTCTGCCAATTTGCGGAGTATAACTCGGACAATCTCCGAATTACTTTACAATTTTAGTCGCTTCTTTATTTCCTCAACCCTGCGGAGCGACTCCTTTTTTTCAACCGCCTTCAAAAGAATTGTGATAATTACCACAAGAATAATTGAAATCCAAAATGGTGATAAGACCCAAACCCAAGACCAAGTAATGTGATTGGTCAATTTAAGAGCGATGAATACAATCGCAAGCAGAGAGGTGAATCCTGTTTTCATAAAGCAAATATAGTTATCTGCCTTGACTCTTGTAAGGCTTGGAGTAGTTCTTACTCGCCTTATTAGCAGATGCACTCTTGGAGTGCTTGCCTCGTTTCTTGCTTTTACTGATCCTTTGGCTTACCGCCTGCGTCTTTGCCATCTTGAGGGTCTTTGAAAAACATAAGTGCGAAAGCCCCGACCATAAAAGTCGATACCTCCGTTAAAGTCGCACGGCCTCCCCAAACGAGTGTGAAGCATAGTGCTATAATAAGAAGCCCCAAGATGGTGGTCTTGGGGTTCTTGAAGATACGCTCAATTAGCATCGCTCTTTAGTTTGAGATAGTCCCTTCGCCACTTCCAAAGAGTGTACGCAAGTGAGGTTACCAGAACCAAAAGACCTAACGCTTGATGGGCGTAGCTTACTAAAAGTCCTGCTCCCGTTAAAGACCAAGACGTGATTACGCTATCGGCACTCTCCTTTGTCATCGCATTAAATCGCTACGGGAGGAACTGGAGGCTGGCAGTATTCTGGGTGTACTACGCAATACTCGGTTGCGTATGCTGATTCCCATCCAGCGAAGATATGAACTCCGCACGGGGCGGGCCATACGACATAAGGCGCAAACGAAGTTGTCATTGGTTCGGCAGTCCACAAAATGTCAACTGCGTACTTTGGTGACGTTACCTCACACACTTGGTTGCCTTCGGCATCCGTTCCCCATTGGGTGCAAAGATGCCCGAGTTCCACTACCGCAGTAACTAATTCGGGGTTGTAGTAAGTGTAGGTTTCGCCTTCGGGGTCGGTGCCCGTTAACTCAATCTTTGCTTTAGCCGTTGCCCATTGGGTAGGCGTGAACTCGTATTTAAGTGGTTTCATCGTGTGTTGAATTATGCGGTTAGTTCGGCCAGTTGCGAATTTGTGAGGCGGGTCTTGAATAGTAGGGCTTGGTTAAATGCTCCTTGCACTACCGCTGGGTCAGTTGGTGCGTTGCCTTGCATATCAATTCTTGAAGTTGAAGGAACTCCAATAGACGCAGAAGACGAGCCTACTTGAACTCCGTTAAGGTATAAAACATAATCGCCATTTTGATAAGCAGCAGCAATTTTATTTACTCCCTGCACAAGATTTGCACTTGAACCTACGTTGGTATCTGCTCCGCCATTATTAATGTAAAAACGTGGTGAGCTGCCTCCAGCATCTGGGTAACTTACGAGCATCCACTCTCCAGTACTTCCGTCAGATAATTGAAAACGAGCAGAAGCACCAGCAGCACCCGAAGGTAAAGAATAATCAACTTCAAGGAATATAGTCCCCTCCGTCTGCCCAATCAACGAACTAATGCCCGTCTTTGAAGCAGCATCCGCAACCCTTGTAACTGATGCCCCAAGCGTGGGAATGTAAGAGGTGGCGTAGGCTCCGACCTCTGCTTGCGCTCCGTAGATGTAAATGCCGTTACCCGATTGACCGCTGAAATTAAAACTTGTTCCATTTACGGAAGGACTGATAAAAAAGTATGATACGTTTGTTGCGAAGTAAACGCTGCATCGGTACCATCCGTTACCATAGTCCGTAATCGTTGCCGAATAACTTGATGAGTTTGAACTAATTGCCCCCGTATTCAAATTAAAGAAAACGCCATCCGAAGCGAAACTATTGTCTTTCCCGATAAAAACGTAATTCATTTCTGCCTTTTTTGCAAATACAGAGTAGGTATTTAATCCGCTTGCAACTATTTGAAAGCATCCGTAATCAATTACGGAAGCATTGGTTGCGGCCATTTTATCGGCATTTGTAGTCCCATCGGGTGAAACTATTGCATTTGCCGTAATCCCAATGTTTCCACGCTTTGCCCAAGCGGCATTATCAAACTGCTCCGAGTATAGGGCAATGTTTGTCCGCTGCGGCTCCAGCAACAAGCGAGGGCAAGTAGACCCCAAATAATCCAAACGGGGTAAACCGCTAACGGGGCCAACTGATACCGCTGCGGTGGTGGTGGCGATGTAGTCTGTTGCGATGTCGCCAGTTTCTACTTGCGCTGCTTGGATTAGGATGTTGCCGCTTGTGCCGCTAATATCACCATCAGCATCAGCAACCCAAATACGAGCCGAAGTAGTTGTCTCAACATAAGAAATAGAACACCTGTACCATCCATTACCAGCAGAAACAATAGAAGGCGTACATCCTGATGCCGTTCCAACTACTCCAGTTTGCAAATTAAAATACGAGGTTATGTTTGAAGTTCCGTCTGCACGAAGGAAAACCCAGTTTTTTGTTCCTGCTTTTACATAAACGCTGAACGTATGGCTATTGCTTGATAGGCTTAATGTTTGTTGAACCCTTCCACCTGCGGCAGTTTTAGCCAATCGCCAAGCATTATTCGTGCCATCATATCCGCTTTGACCAGAAGTTAGCGTTGCATCATCAAGAGTCCAAGTCGTGTTGAACGTATTGCTTTGGAGCAACAGATTAGTACGCACCTTTTCAATAAGGCCGTTGCTTGCCACTCGGGTGGCGCTTGAGGCACGGCTGAAGGTGAGGTCGCCAGTACCATCGGTCGGCTTGACCGAGTAAACCTTTTGGTCTTTGTATCCCGAAGGAATCATTACAAGACTTGCGTCATCAAAAAAACTCATATCAATTCAAAATAAATAGTTGGTCAATTAAGCAGTCCTCTCCCTCCAATGTTGCTCCGTCATCGGTCATACGCTGAATATACGTATCAAAAATATCATAGTAGGTGTCCTCACCCAAGTCTTGCAAGGCAGCGGTCAAGCAATCATAGCCCTCAAACGTGCCTCCATCGTTCAGCACACGAGTCTCAAACTGCTCTACAATCTCATTAGCAGGAGCGAAGCAAGGAGGGGCTGACTCATTCTGGATAGACAAAGTAGTCTCATCCACTTGGCCAAACCAAGTAGAGCAGTACACTACTCCCCACGATATAAAATTGCTCACTTTTTTTTGCTTAAAAATACCCGGAGCTTCTGGATGTTGCTCCTTTTGATTCCGTACCTATTCATAAATACCATCCGTGAAATGATTGCCCGTCCGTAGGATACATCTCCCCGTTCTGGTTAGCGTAGTACTCCGGAGTAAGGTTCCCGTAAAATGTCAAGTAATTAACTAAACGCCTGCCGTAATGCTCTGCCGTATCTCGCTCCTTCTGGATCAAGTACTCCAGCTCGCTCTTGTCGATGCTCTCGCTATTCTCGCTCTGTTTCTTAAATACTCCCCCGTTGCTTACTTTGTAAGTCAAGAACGGAAGCAGCTCCACCATCGTGTAATGTACCAGTACATCCTGCACGTAGTCATTCATCAAGGTTAGGTAGTTGCCCGTGAGGGTATTTGCCAGCACATCGTTCTTTAGTTTATCGTACAACGCAGTACCGAGCAACGCTTGGATATGTATGTCCTGCGAGGTCTTGATATACTGCACCATTTGATCCCGATCCACGTTCCCGGATATAGCGGTACGCTTAACGATATCATCGGGTGAAACAAAGAGAGCGTATGCCATATTTAATAAACCCGATTGCTCGGATATTGCGACTATTTGGGTATCCCTTTACTCTGAGCGTAAGCAGGAGTATAGCCTTGGTAGTCCGAATCGATAGGTGCGATAGCGACCTCCTTTGGGTTCTTAGGTAGCTTGAATCCTTGACGTACCGCTTCGTTTACGTTAATGATAGTCGTG